GATGGTGCGCGGATTGTCGGGGTTGGGCTTCAACTCCGACAGCGGCACGGTCAGTTCTTCTCGCTTCATGCCCACATTATAGCACGGGGCTACGCCGTCTGAGTCTGCCCAGCGTCGATGTAGATATTAATGGCGTCATCGCACTGCCCGTTCTCAACCACCTCATCACGGTAGTTCTCGTCCTCGTATTCACGCAGAGCCTGAACACGATTCATCAGCTCGTCATGGCTTAGCTGTGCCGCTAGCTCATCGGTGCTGTTGTTTAGTGCGGTTTTGATGTAATAGCTGATTTCGTTCATTTGATTCTCCTTTTCCTTAACTTGATATTATCAGTATATCAAACAGGTTGTGCTTTGTCAACACTTTTTGAGCGCAATTTTTGCCCCTGTGGACAACCTGTGGAGAACTGCTACAATATCGGCATGGATATTAGCAGGATTCTGACGGATTTGGGCAAAGTTATCGGAGCCGTGGTCTCGACGGTCTTCTTGACGGTACTAGTGGCCGCCTGCGCCACAATAATCGGCGTGGCGGGCGGTTATGTCGAACTCATTCTCGCTTGGCTATTTGCCCAGTAGCTTCCTATTCCTAGAGCTGGGCGGTCGGCACGTCGAAGGTGGCGACCGATATCACCACCGCCAACAGCACCAGCGCCTCAATGATTATCACGAATAGCTCATGCTTACGATTCATGTTCTCCCCCCCTTTACTAGGCGCGTTGCAGCTCTTTAATCATCGCGTCGACCTCTCGCTGGGCCTCGGCCTGCGCCTTGATGCTCTCGCAGGTCTTCAGGTAGCGCTTCACGTTGCGCTTGGCGTTGCGACGGGTCTTCTTGGCCTGCTTCAAGCGGTCCTTCAGCGTGGCAACTAGGTTGTCAGCGTCCTTGACTGCGCCCTGCAAGTCGGTTAGTTTTGCGTCGTTGAAGTTTGTTTTGTTGATGTTCATTTTGTCAATTCTCCTTTTCCTTAACTTTTGACATTATCATTGTATCAAATCGGTTGTGTTTTGTCAATAGCTTTTGCGATAAACCTGTGGAAAACTATTGCACCTCCCAGCTTTTGCTGAACTCCTTATCCTTGAATAGCTCCTGCAGTCCACTCAACTGCTTCAACCGCAGTAGCTCTTCGGCGTCCATGCCGATGTTCTTGAGAATCCAGGCGTCACTCATACCGCTTTTAACTAGATCAGCGACAATATTGGTCATCAGCTCAATTGAGTGAGTGCCACGTGCTCTATTATGACGGATGGTGGACGCCATGCGGTCAGTTAACGGCTTATCAATCACTACCACGGGCAATTTGCCACCTTCACGCTCGTAAATATCCTTGTGCGTTTTCATAACCGTGTAGCGGTGGTAGCCGTCTACAATTTCGTAGTTATCGTCGTCGACCCTGTATGTGACGATTGGCATTGTGTAGCCGTCGGCCAGGATTGACTGGTAAAGCAGTTTCATCTCTGGCGGTGCAACATGGTTCGGGTTGTACGCGTTGGCGTGGATTTTCTCAATTGGCACCGCCTGCACATTGTAGACAGGTGACTTAAAGGTTCTTGTATCGCTCATAGGCCTCCTTTCGGCGTTTAACTTCATCTTTAGTCTGGGCAAAGCCCATATACTTGCAATAGTAGTCATTCTTCATGATGCAGACGCACATCCGCTTGTAGCTAGGCACCGACTTGAAGTCTTTAATCTCCAAATCGTCTGGGTAATCATCGAATCGCACCGTCCGCTTGCTGGAGTAATTGTTTGGCTCGCCAATACTACCTCGACCGTCCAGCTCGTCTATAGTCTGGTCACTCAGAGCACCGCCCTTGTCACGCCAGAACTTAATTGACGTGTTCAGCTTCTGCTCATAGTGCTTTCTGGTCTTATCGTCCAGTGTTCTCAGTAGGAAATAGCAGTAATCCTTCCACGTCATACCTTTTGGCTTGGTAATTGACTTCCAGCCCATAGCGGTTGTACCACCATAGATGCTGGCGAAATTGACGCCATTGACGCGGCTTATCATCTTGCCCCAGCTGTTCGGGTCAATTACTCGATAGAGCTTCAGTGTCGCCGTTGCACAGTCATTGAACGGGCTTGCAACTCGCATTTGGTCAACGTTGAGGCCCGCCTGGTAGTAGAGGTCATACAGCTTGTTGTAGGGCTTGGCGAACTTGCCAAAGTAGACGAAATCGTCTTCAGCCGTCCAGTCATAGATTGGATAAGCCTTGTTACCGTTAATCCAGCTGATGCCGTGGTACTTCTTAGCGCGGTCTGTTCCGACTGCTCGGAATCGGTTTAGACTCTCGTCGGTTCTGATCCCAATTACAACGGCAGTTTTGCCATATTTGCGCGCAAACCACTCACAGAACCTGTCCTGGACGTCGTAATCATGCCCGCTATAGGCGAACTCGGCATTGTCTTGATTAATTACGTAGTCGCAGTCTGGCATAGGCCTTACCCAGAGCGATTGTTTCGCCCGCTCCCACGGTATCCAGTAGCCCTGGCTCATGTTCACGGCGCATTGCGCTTTAATCGGCAAGCACAGCCAATAGCGACGAATATCGTCTAAGCGTTTGAAGGTCTCGTCAACAAAGTCAGTCGTCATTTGGTACTGCGCTTCGTAGTCTAGATGATAGACCGCCAGTTTGCTCAGCTGATTGTGCTGTTTTGCATAGTCTAAGCACATTTCAAGGCAGACCGTGCTGTCCTTACCGCCTGAGAACGCCACCAGTACGTTGTCGAACTCATTAAACAGGTACTCAATGCGCTCCTGAGCTGCCTGATAGACGTTCTTATCTAAATATCGCTTACTCATAGGCTTCCCCTCCAGTCTGTTTCCTTAATCAGTTGCGCTAGCGTCGTCTTGCGCCATAAGCACTCATCAACCATGCGACAGATGCCAATTCGCTGCCTCCACTTGACCACCCTGACCCTGTCGGCTTGCTGACCGTTCCTGATGATGCGGTGAATTGCCTGGTCGTAGGTCGCATAGTCCCACGGTAGCGATGCCATCACCACCATTGACGCATGTTGCAGATTAAGCCCGACAGAACCTGTCCCAAAGGTCAACAGTAACGGCTTGTCCGTCTGTTCCCAGACCTTGATAATTGACTTGCGCTCGACTTGACTCGTGTCGCCATTAATCATGAAGTACCCATTCTTGATGTGCTTGGCGATCTGTTCCTGCTCGTCTCGGTAACAGCAGAAGACTAAGCTCGGATTGTTCATCTCAGATATCTGGCGTGCGATCAGCTTGTTCTTTAATTCATCGCAAGCCACCATCATCTTTAGCTCGCCCATTGTCCGCATGATGATGTTTTCCTCGTAATCGGCGATGGCATTGAGTAACTCCTTTTTAACTCTTTGATATTCAGCACGGCAATCATCAGTCAATCGGCATTCATCGTCCTGATATTCAACTGCAACATTTAGATTAAGGTCGCATTCGTACACGTACGGTTCAATTCTGGCCTTCAACCATCCGACATTCTTGCTACACGACTTCCACCAGACCCGATGCTCCTGGCGGTCGATGAACTTGGTGAACATGATGTTGCGGAACTGGTTTTCGCTCACTCCCAGAATTAGCGGGCTCAGCAGTCGCATTTGCCAATAGATATCCATCTCGTCGCGGCTCAGCGGGGTGCCGTTTAGGCACAAAGCGAAATCGGCGAATTGTTCTCGCAATTGGTTGGCCCGTCGCCACCGTTTAGTCTTGCCATTCTTTAGGAATAGTGACTCGTCACAGACTAGGAATATCCGCTTACCATTCAGCTCGGCTAACAGTTCCAGCCACTCACGGTCACTGCTGGCGATTGTCTCGTAGCCCTTGGCAATCAGCGGCTTATCGATACCACCTTGCTTCTTAATCTCGGTTAGCAGGTTATTGACGGTCGAGGTTGGCGTCAACCAGACTAAGACGTCGTAACGGTCAACATGCAGCTTGGCCAACTCTAGTGCCGTCTTAGTCTTTCCAGTCCCCATCTTCATGAATAGCGCGCCAACACGCTGACGGCTGAACTTCTCAACCGCTAATCGTTGACCTTCAAACATTCATCCACCTCATTTTGCTCTGGCTTAATTTTCTTCGGCTCGATAGTCTCGAACCTTGGCTCGTTCTTGTCTAACGGTGCGGCAATTTCTAGCGCCGACATAGCTTTTGCCATTTCATTAGCAGATATCTCGACAGCGGCCAGCACCTTGAACGTCTTGTCACTGGTTCTGGTTAGCTTGAATACCCAATCGTCTTTATAGGACAGGCTCTTCGCCGCTCGATTGACTCCATCGTGGACCAGTTTCTTCGGGTGCCAGAACTTAAATCCTGCGTACTTGCTTTTACTGGGCATTTTGACCAGGACGGCCTTCGCCGTCTCTTGGTCAATCATGTTCTTGTTAATCTGCAACGACTTCCACATACTTACCACCTTTTTCCATTAGCATATTGTACTTAATCAGCGCCTCGACGTCGGCAATTTCTAGCTTCAGAAAATCCTCGTCGTTCATGCCCTCAGTCATTTTCTTGGCTTCATTGCGAAACTTAGCTAGCTGTGATTCTGGCTGCATATACACCGGGTTGCCTGCTAGAGGTACGTTGTTTAAAGCCTTGTCATAGATTGCATTGATCTTGCTGGCTACTTGGTTGATGTTCATTTGGTTCTCCTTACCGTTTGCTGTCGGTGCAGGTTCTTACTTTTGACATTATCAGTGTATCAAATCGGTTGTGTTTTGTCAATAGCTTTGCGAGACTTTTTTGACAAACTAAAACCCGCAGGTGGCTGCGGGTTGGAACTGGTCGCTCGGGTCTAGCTGTTACTGGAGTTCGGACGCTGTAGAACGCCGCACTTCTCCATGCCGCCAATTAGACGGTTGAACTGGTTAGCTAGGGCGTTGTACGCGTCTACTAGCGTTTTGTACTCGGCGGCGGTCGGTGCGTCGCCTGCGGCGGCGGCCACGTCTGTCTTAGCGTCGCCGATGTTATCGCTGAACTCGACAACGAACGCTTCCTGCGTGTTGGCGGCCTCTAGACTGCCATCGGTGCCCTTCTTGACGAACTGAACGGCGACGGCGGGCTGGTCTAGCTTCTTAATCGCCTCGCTCGACAGGTTTGGACTGACCTGTTCTACTAATTTAACTACTTCACTCATACCCTCATTATACAGCATCGGCGGAATTTGCGCCGTCGTTTTTTGTGGGTGGGGGGAGCTGTTTCAGGATTCGCTTGCTGTAGTTCAGCTCCTCCCGCCTATTCTTGAACTCTTGGCCAGAGTACGTGCCATCGGCTCTCAACAGTCGACAGGTCATCTCGCCTGGCATGATTATAAATGGGACACCGTACCCCTTCTGCGCCTCCCCTCTCACCACCACGACGCCAGCACCGTCATAGCCCGCAAAGTCCGACCATTTGTTTCCGACGGTCACCCTGCCGTCCTCAATCAGGACGGGCGCAGTGGCTGGGATGTCCAGCTCGGTCAATCGTCTGAACAGCAGTGCCGCCGCCAACGCCGTCTTTGTACTGGTCATTTTGCCCCTTCAGCGCCGCTGTGCGCTTGTTTTAAGCAGTCCGTGACGAATTGTATGGCTTCAGCGCAACCACGGCAGACATGGGCTTCTACGCCCGCCAGATTTAACGTTCTGAGCCAGTAGCGCTGTGCGTCACTGACTCGTCCGCCCTTGCTCCGCTTCATCTCAATCGCTACCAAGCGGGTCGGCAGTACTACAAACAGGTCTGGCACGCCTGGCCGGACGCCCATTGCCTTGGCACGCATCTTCTGTTTCCAACTCCTGGTCCACATCTCGTTATTGACGTGGAAGACAGGAAGGTGCTTGGCGTCGCACCACTGGATAAACGCCATTTGCTCCTGGTCCTCGGTCGGCAGTTTGCTATCGCTTAATACCATTTTAACTCCTAGAGGTTTTCGAACCCGATTTTGAACTTCGACAGCTTGCTCGCTTCAGCTCGGCGAGCAACCGGGCGCACAGCAGGAACTGGCTTGCGGACTTTCTTAGTCTTGTCCATAATCCCATCCTAGCACTCCACCACGGTCTCACGGTCGTTAACCACACGAACGTTAATCTTTTTGGCTGGGCCGCGCTTGCTGATTCGCCCGCCCTTAGCTCCTGCGATTGCGGCACGCTGCAAGCCCGTCAGCCCATCGGCACCAACAACATCGCTAGCGAATCCGCCCGTGTGGCCATTCTGCCCGCCACGACGACCGATGTTCTTGTAAAAGTCGGGGTCACGCGCCTTCAACTTTGCTGCCGCCTTCGCTGCTCCTGCTTTTGTTCCTGCCATTTTCCTTTTCTCCTTCCCGCTGGCCACGCCAGCATTAATCATTTCCTGAGTACACGGCGCCCGCCAGCTATTCGCTGGCCAACTGAGGGCGCCATATCGCCGTCCCCGCGCAATAATCGGCGCGTTGTTCTGAGACAGCGCAATACTAGTAACATTAACCGAATCAGCCAAGCACTCGAGCGGTCGGCCAACACAGTTGCTCTTTTGATGTACTGCGACGGCCACCTCTCGGTGGTCTCCGCCATATCGATACGCCCGCGCAATAGCGGCGCGTTGTTCTGGCGTACCGGCTTAACATAACAATATTGACAACCTGACTGCGGGGCGCTCTTCGCACTACCCGTAGCTGTCTTACTTGTTAAATTGATATTGTGTGCTGGGCGGGCGGGCTCTCGCCCGTTCGCCCCATATCGGGCGGTCTCGCCCCGCCCTGGACTAGCGCAATTTTGGTAATCCGCCGCAGAGATTGACGCTGAACTCTGCATGGCTCCCGCACCGAGGTTTTTGTGTAGTTTTCGAGGAGTAAATTTGCTGGTGCGGTTTGGCGGCGTTTGTTTAACTCAGGTCGTCGGCGCTGATTGGCGATGCCATTTCCTGAAGGTTGTCAGCTGGCTTCTCGTGCGCCTGCAGCCAGTCAATTAACTTACTGCAGGTCTCGCTCGTGACGTTGCCGTTGTAGCGAGCTAGCAGTTCCTGGTATTTGTCGCCGGCCAAACGCTTCAAATAGTTCAGCTGTTTGGCACTGGCTGGGCGACCCGTTCGACTTGGCTGGCTCTGGTTTGCTAGGTCTTCCATCTTGGCGTCGTCATCGGTCACGAGGCCGAGGGCCATATAAATCGTGTAGCGTCTGGCGTAGCTCAACGCTGCGCCGTACTGCTGGGTCTTGCTTCCGAGATTCGACTGCTCTGGCTCTACGATTCTCGAACCAGTCAGCCAATTTTTAATGCGCTCGTCGTACCATTCCATGTACTCGGCGACCAGGTCACCATTGTTGTTGAATACTGGCTTAACGCGCGTCGCTGGGATTTTATAGCCGGCGGCTACGATGTCGGACATGCTGGCATACTTGAACCGTCCGCCTCCGCCCTGTGCCGTCGCCTTGATGGCTTGACTCTTAACGTTGTCTTCAGTTGGTGTACTCATTCTCGCTCCTTTCCTTAACTTGATATTATCATTCTAGCAAATCGATTGTGCTTTGTCAACACTTTTTTGCTAGAATCTGCCATTCGCCAAATCGTCAGCGGTCGTCTCGTACGACTGGGCCCAGTCGTCATAGTCATCAGCGTGCTGTTCAGCCTCGGCCTCCAACTCCTCGGCGGTCTTGACCTCGATGCGCTTGGCGTGGCTACTGTGGGCAATTCTGGCGATGCGACGCAGGTCGGCCTCGGCACGGCGGTCACGCTCGTCAATGCGTTGCTGTAGCGCTTCGGCGGTTTTTTGCTCATAGGTCTGGCGTCCGAACCTCACGAGCTGGTAGATGTTATCGGCAAGCGCCTTCTGCCAAGTCTCGGCTTGGTCTGCCCAGAATCTGCAACCTGCGCAAAGCTGGTCGCCCGCCTGCTTTAACGCAACGTGGCAGAACTCGCAGGGGTCGGTCGCCTGGCGCTCGTTGTAACCGCAATAGTAATCGGATGCGGTCTGGTCGCCGCCAAGTAGCTCGACCATCTCGGGCTGTGGTGCGTCATACAAACACGCCAGCCGATAATCGGCGTTGTCATAGTTGTAGTTAAAATCTCCGGCGTGGCGGTTGTACTCCGCCCACTTCTTAAACGCGAATTTTGTTGCTGTAGCGCGAACCTTGTCTTCCATTTTGATTCTCCTTTTCCTTAACTTTTGACATTATCAGTATAGCAAACCGCTTGTGTCGTGTCAATAGCTTTTGTGTTTGTTTTTTTGGGGGGGCTGTGGAAAACCGCCTATTCCTCGGGCGCCTCTAAAACTACCGACAAGCAGACGCTCTTGTAGTCCAGCGCCAGTAGTTTCAGCTCGGCACGGCGTGCGTCGTGGTAGTCATTGAAGTACTTAACGTGTTCAAGGTTCTGGTGGTCATAATAGCTGACCTTATAGCTTAAGTTCGCCATTGTTAAATCCCCAACTGCGCGGCCAATCCGCCCGTCGTTTTATCCACACCCCAACGTTGACGTGCGAACAGCGTCGCGCGGTCTTCATACGCTTGCGCCTCCTTGTAGGTCATGTAGCCTATGGACGAACAGTACTCCACGGCCAACGGCTCGTGCCTAGTGGTAAACGCACGAGTGCCCGCCTTGTGCTTTTCGAGGATGCTGTCGATATCCGTGGTGACGCCCACATATCTGTAGCTGTCGCGGCAGACGATGATATAGACCCAATAGTTCCCCATAGGCTCACGTCGGTCTTTTGACGGCTCAAACGCGTCTTTCAGATATTGACTTGGCTCTCGACCCGCTTGCAATCGTATGGTCTTACAAACGTTGGCTGGCAACAGAAACCCGAACAGCATCCCTGCAGGATTGTCCTGATTCGCCACGTAACGCAGCCACTGATGGCGATGTACTTCGTCAAACTCTTCAGCCAATACAGTGACCGCCAAATCTATCCTTTCTGTACTAACGCCCTCGCACCAGTCCCTCGGTATTCCTAAAGATTCGGCCGTGTCGATTAGCTTCTCACGCTTGTCTGCGTCCCCTTGTGGAACTTCTACTGCTTTCTTTCTCTTGGCCAAAATAGCCCCCTTTCCATTAACCCTCTATACCTGGTAATAGCTTACCGGTTTAGGTTTCGTAATCAAATAGTTGTCCTGACTGCTCTGGTTGGTGACCTCGGCTTTGTCTAGGAATGTTGTTTAGTCTCGCACACAGTTGCCGTCCTCTCCATTTCAATCAATCATTGACTCCTTGAGGTTTACGACTTCACCCAAATGGGTACCAGGCACCTGTCGTCAGGTTGGACGTTGCAGGTTTTTTAGCTGCTCACGAGTGGTCATTTGGTTAATTTGCTATGGCCAGCGACTAGGTTCTAGCCACACTATTCGATGTTTGTAGTTCCTAGCGAAATAGCTAGGTACTTTCACTGTAGCACATGTTGTGGTAAAATACAACTGTCACAGATTGTGACGGTGTTTGTAGCCCTAGCGATGCCCTTCCGCTCGACGGAGGGGTGTTCTTTTCCGCCCAACAAAAACAGCCCCAGGGTGGGATTGGGGCTGTTTTTAGTCTAACACGTTGCCGCGGTTTTCGCCAGCGCCACGGCCAGCGATTCTGTGCGGATTGTACGGGTCGGCCCGTCGGACGTAGTAGACGATGCGCAGTTGGTCCTGCAATTGCGCTATTTGGGCATTGAGAGCCGTTTCTAGCGCATTCAACTCGTCGGGCGATAGATTGGCTATCTTGTCGTAATCCGAGCGTTGTAGCGTCTCCTGCGTGGTCTCGTGGGGCTCGTCCTTCACAACCAGGTCGGGGTTGTAGCTCGGGTGGTTCATGCTGCGAAGGTCGGGCATCAGTAGCACTCCCCGAACACTTCGCCAGTCTTCAGGTTGCGACGGGCAACATAGTTGCGGTGTCCGCTCGCTCCAACCCAGCTCACCCAGCGGTAGCCGTCGGCGTCGATGTAGCTGTCGTAGCGTTGCGTTGCGCCCTTGGTGAACGTCCCAGCAATCTGGCCGCTCATGCTTGGCGCACGGCGGATGTTCATGTTGGCGGTTGCCTTATACGTGCCATTCTGCGCTACAAGCCCGTTAGAGCCCGCCTGTGGCGTGTTTGGTGCTGGAGCTGATAGATTAACCGTCCCGAGGTCTGGCAAGCCGTAGACGCCGCCTGTTACGCTCTCGTGCACATACTTCTTTGACCTGCTTGAGCGGAGCCACTTGTCTGAGCCGTTCACGCTCTCGCCGTGGACGTAGCCGTCGAACTTGACCCATGCGCCAGCGTCGTACGTTGCGAATACGCCAGACTTGGTTGTCGGCTCGTTCCGCACGTTGCCACGGTAGTCAAACGACAGATAACCGCCGTCGGACTTCTGCGCTGGTGCTGGGGCCGGTGCTGGCGTCGGTACTGGAGCCGAGGTATCAGCTGGCTGGCCCATTAACTCACGGGCACGATTGACCAGCTTGTCGATGTCCAGCCCACCGGGACAGGCGGTCGACCGCGGAACTTCGCTGTGCTTGATGATATGGCCACGGTCGCACGGGATGCCGTAGCGCTGGCAGATGTCGGCGACTAGATGAGCCGACCGCTCAATGGTCTCAGGAGCGACCTGCCACGATGGAGCGCCTGTACTATTTAAGTGTTCAATGCCAATCGAGCGCAAGTTCATCGCCCAGTTGCCCGCGTGCCACGCCGTGTTGTTCTCGTCTACGCACTGGCGGACAGCGGTCGGGGTGACCTGATAGTGCGCCGAACTGGCGCGGGACTGCCAAACGCCAGGAACCACGTCATTCGTGTTGGCGTTGTGGTGAATCACGATGCGGTCGACCTTGTGGCCCTGCCTGCCTGCGGCCATGTGACCGCCAACGTTAAAATTGTACTCAGTTGCGAATTTCGAGCCAGCCATTACTTGCCCTTCTGCTGCTTCGCCTTGATTAGTTCCTGCTGAATCGCCTTGATTAGCTCCTTGGGCGCGTCATCGCCAATAAATTCAGTGTTCATCTCTAGCCCTTGACCTCTTCAGTTGAATCAGCACTTTGTTCGGCCTTGGCCTTGCTAGCGTTCTTGGCGTCGGTGATTTTCTTGCCAGTCCACGCCGCCAGGACGGCGCTGATGAACTGCACCACGATGCCGATGGTCTGGTTAATCTCGTCGCCGTACGGCAGATGCCACACCTGCGCAATTCCGACGTACGCCAGCCCAAACGCCGACAGCACACCTGCCACGATAGAGGTTATTCTCGATAGAGTAAATTCGTTGTTCATTAATGTCTCCTTCCACAACCATTTTAACGCAAATACACGTCCAAGGGCGGCTTAAAGCACTAAATTTGTACAATCGGGATTGCCACAATGCGGTTCTGGCTAATGTCGACGGTTGCGCCGCTCCTTGTTTCGACAGCCAGGTTTAGAGGCGTCGCTCCGTCAGAATCAACAACATTAACCTGTATATTTCGCGCTGTTTGTTTCGCACCTAGAACTATTTGCGAATATCCAAAGTCTCCCCTCCAAACTACTCCGCCAGCTGCATCGAATGTGACCTGACAGGAATACTCGACGTACCACCTGCCCGCAGGCAACGTGACTGACTGAATATTGGTTGCACTGCCGCTAAAATTGTTCAAGCCGCTAAAGCCGATGTAACGCAATGCTGTTCGTTGCGTTCCAGAATATACATTTGGCGCCGCTGGCTTGGCGTCCGAGACGTTGTCATCGGTGATGTTGATGACGCCCTGCCCGACCTTGACGTCCGCCCAGCGGTAGAAGCCGCCAACGCCCGTCGGTAGCGCTGCGGTGATTTCGTCGTTGGTCGGAGCGGACGGGTTACTAGCCGCAGTGCCCTGAACGGCGATAGTCTTGACGTACTGCGGCGTACCTGGCGTCTCCTTCGATGCGTCGGCGGAAGTCTTGTCAATATAGCTGACGATTGCGTCAATGCGCGAGCCCGACGCTGGAGCCGTGGCGATTGTAACCTCCTGTGGTGTGCCGTCCGTGGACAGCAGGACTATTGCGCCCGTGTTGCTCTGCTTGAACGCAGCAGAGTCGATGGTGCCGTCCTCGCCTCCGACCAGTACCGACATGCCGACGGGGTCGTTCTGGCGCACCCTGAATCCACTAAAGTACGCCCGTGCCGAGTGGTCGCTGTCTGTTCCTGCTCCACTCACGAACGCGGTTAAAAATGACCAGAACTGCGACTGCGGGTCGAGGTTGACGTCCGCTGGCGCTGTTTTGGTGCCGATACCCATTGCCGTAATTGCCATTTGTTGAATCCTTTCGTTAACCTGTTTTAATTATAACGCATCCGCCGATTCCGTGGCGGTGCATCACGAATTGTTGAGCTTGGCCTCTTTTCGCTGAACAGAGTAGCTGGCGATGCGGTACGGGAACGGACCCAGACTGCTTACGGTCAAGCGCCACGTCCCATCGCCGACTGCCACATTCGTAGGTAGTAGTACGGCCTTGAACGTGATTGTCCCGTCGTCAGCGACGCTGTCTATGATAGTCAAATCCTGCTCGCCACCGTCTGGGACTGCCGCGATGTGGTTTGTCTGAGTGTAGTAGTCCTCGGCTACCTTTTTATAAGTAATCAGATTGACAATTGTGGAGCTGATTCCTGAATAGTCCTTATTGGCTACCACATCAACGGGCTTGGCGACCACGATGGCGGTCGCATACGGGTAGGTCGACCTTAATGACCCGTCCTCAAAGACGACGCCCGTGTCCTTAACAGTCACGTCAACGCTCGCTGTCATTGCGTGCGACGGGATGGCCGAGCCCGGGACAATCTGCGTACTCTTAAGCCGCCGCAGCTCCTGTTTTTGTTCAATCACCTTCCGCCAAATCGTACTAGACATACAGGTTGACCTTTTGGTTAGCGATTACGAACATGCTCACAGTGGTACTATGGGCTGTGCTTTCCGGGTCCACGACCGCGAGGTCGACAACTCTGAATCCAATATCAGTCCCGTCGTAATACGGGAGGCTGAATATGAGATGACTATAATCTGAGCCGACGTATTTATCGTATCCGATGTCGTATTGGACTACAGGGCAACACAAGAGCGTGTTGGGATTCGCCCCGCCCAGTTTGACGAACTTGACCTGTGGCGTCGCTCCAGCGTTGAGGTCGTACTGCGTTAAAGTAAAGCGTACGACGTTACTCCTGTACGCGTAGACGTTCTTGGCAGCGACGTTCTGCGCCGTTTTG